CTGTCAAAACCCAGACATAGCCCGGCATTGCCGTTGGCTCATCTGGCAAAGAATGACGACAGGCGAGCGGCTCTACTGATTGGTTGGGCGTGTTGCCACGCCTGGGACTGGTTGGAGTAAACCATGAGTGAGAAAAAGGTTGTCAAGCGTACCCGTAAGCCTAAGCCCGTCGTCACTGACGAGGCAAAGACCATGCTCCGAGCGGCAGCTAAGGAGAAGACTCCGCGTAAGCCGTCTACTGGCCCAACCGCCATGGACGTGGTCGCTAAGATCCAAGCTAAGGACCTGGGTAAGGACACCCTTGAGTTTATCAAAGCTGCTTCTGAATACTCCGGGATGCCCGTCAAGAATGTTATCTGCTCTATGATTCGGATGTCTAGGCATAGCGCCCGCACAAGTGGCGCTAAGTATTTCGGGCCTAAGTTGAGGAGGTTTTCCAAATGAGCGTGTTTGCTCCAGAGGGTGAAGATCTTGGGGGAGCGTCTAAGCTGATATCCAAGGATATTGTTGTCTACAGTGAAGAGGCCCGCTCCGGCGGTATCGGAAAGGCCACTGTTGTCGAAGGCTTGATCGCTGAGTGCTTGTCGAGTTGCAAGCAGTCCCTGGACGTTGCCTATTATGACCAAGCTGGACTGAGCCTTGAGGACTCTCTTATTTGCTCTTTCAAGGTTATCGGCATGGAGCTGATGGGCCTAGTGGATATGTTGTCTGGATATCATGACGCAGCCCTCCGCCCTAAACATCGCGCCTGCCGACAGATTGTGGTGAATATGCTTGAGCGCATGGAGTCTAACGACATCCAAGAGGATGCCGAGCCAGAAGACCTCGCGCTTTTCGCTAAAGATGCCGTCCGCTTCTTCGAGTGCATGCACGTGTGTATGCTTGAGGATACAGACCGTAAGAAGCGACACCGCTGGAAGAAGAGGTTTTTAGATGGCTGAAGCACCCGTGCATTACCCTGAGCCTGAGGACATCATCCTCACTACCCAGGAAAGGGCGATGAAGAAGCGTATGCTTCGCGTCCTTGAGGCTCTTGAGGCCGGTCACAGCCGCCAATCAGCGGCATCTATGGCTAACGTGTCGCCTCACACGGTAAAGACATGGGCTCGCAAGGGTCAGAAAAACCTAACGCACTCTCTGTATCCGTGGTTTTACCATGAAATCAGCCGCTCAGAGGGTGTTGGTGAGTCTCTCTTTGCAGACATTGTTATCCGAGAGGCAACCGAGAAACACAACTGGCGCGCTGCGATGTTCGTGTTGCAGAAGCGATACAAGTGGAACGATAGGCCAGAGATGGATGACGAAGTCCAGAGAGAGCAGCAGAAGGCTCAGCTTGCCAAGACTAAGGCTGATACGGTCTACGTTGAGGCCCGCACCACCAAGCTTAAGGAGGACAGTGAAGAGATTGTCCTCGACCGTCTGCGCGATATCTTGAATGAGGTCCGCGAAGAGGTAAAGCCGAGTGTCAAGGAAGAGCAAGTCAACTGAGGAAGAGCTTCGGCGGTGTGCCGCTGACTTCCGTTACTTCTGTCGGCATCTCAAGATTGTTGACAAGAAGGCAAAGCTCATCCCGTTCAAGCTGAACGCTGCCCAGGAGACGCTCGTTTCCTCCATCGAGGACAACCCATGGGTGTTTGATCTCAAGGCTCGTCAGATGGGCGGCACTACGGGCATCGCTGCGTATGCGTTCTGGCATGCCTGCTTCAGGCCCAACTTCCGCGTTGGCGTCATGGCTCAGAGCCGGGAGTCTGCTGAGCAGATTTTCGAGATCTACAAACGCTTCTACGACAACCTCCCACAATGGCTTCAGTTTCCTACCGATAAGTCCAATGTGCGGGAGATGCTGTTCTTCCATGGCGGCATGATTCGAGTCTTCACCGCCAACACGCAGAGTGCCCGTGGCACCACCTATAACTTCCTTCATTGCTCTGAGTTCGCCTTCTATTCGGATGTTGAGAACACTGTGCGCGCTGTCTTCCAGACAGCCACGCCAGACGCTATTGTTGTCATGGAGACCACAGCCAACGGCTTGAACCATGCTCATCAGTTGTGGACTGACAAGAATGGCTACAGCAAGGTCTTCTTGCCGTGGATGCTCTCTGAAGAGTACCAGCTAAAGGAACGCCCTGATGCGTTCCGTGGCAAGATGACAAAGTGGCATGACTACGCCAAAGAACACAAGCTGACCAAGTACCAGTTGTGGTGGGCGTTTGATACCTATCGGACCAAGTGCGGAAACAACTGGCAGACGTTCCATCAGGAGTACCCAGCCACCGCCGAGGTGGCGTTCATCACATCAGGTGAGCGGTACTTTGATGTTATCTACCCGCACGCCAAGGCGTCTACGGGGTACAGGGAATATGCTAAACCGCAGAAGTATCATGTATATGCAATGGGCGTTGACACTGCTTCGGGCTCGCCGTCTGGGGACTTTTCTACGTTCTGCGTCATGGACATTACAAACAAGGAGAAACCCAAGTGCGTCAGCACCTACTACGTCAGAGTCTCACCAAGCGAGTTTGCAGCAAGAGTCCTAGAGGAGGCGAAGAAGTGGGACGCCCTGGTGGTGGCGGAGTCCAACTCCTACGGACTAAGCATCATCGAGCATCTCATCGGAGAGGGTTACGCAAACCTCTACAGGCGCACCAAGTTCGATAAGATGGCCAAGCGGTGGAAGGAAGAGCTTGGCTTCGTGACCACCGTCGCCACTCGCCCCGTCATCCTAGCCAACCTGCATAAGGCTTTGTCTGCTGGTAGCTTGGTTGTTAACGATGACCGCATGAAAGCAGAGATGAACACTTTTGTTTACGGCAAGGGTGGCAAGCCCCAGGCAGACAGCGGAAAGCACGACGACATGGTGTTTGCGTGGGCTCTGGCGTTGGCTGGAGTGGGCCAGATAGACGCCGTTAAGCAGGAAAAGTTGTCAACTAGACCTACCAGTTTGCGCGAACTCTTGGCATATGAGCGCGCAACGGGTAAGGTCTTCCAAGAAGAGTGGGTAGCTAGTGATGAAGAATCATTAGACATTCTCTCTCAAAATGAACTCGCGCAAAAGCGCGTCAACCCCGCCAAGATTCCACGGCGTTAAAAGGAGCTAGAGATGGGTTTGCTAAGCGAAGAGAAAGCACAGGAGCTAACTGAGAAGCTGGAGCTTGGATTCTCCGGGCAGAGTGAACCTGCGTCCGTGACCGAGGACGTGAAACCAGAGGTCGAGGCTGCACCCGCAGCCGAAGAGGTGGCTGAAGCCCAGCCTGAGACACCGGAAGTTCCGGCTGATCAGAATGAGGTAGAGGCCCAAACCGGCGAGAGCGAGGCGAAGACAGAGGCTAAGTCAGACAGCGGCGCTGACGAGGACGACTCTTTGCCACCGGGCCACCGCGTACCGTATAAGCGGTTTAAGAACGTACTGGAAGCGCGTAACAAGTATCGCAGCGAAGCTGAGGATGCTGCATCGCAGGCCCAGTTGTTCAGACAGCAGGTAGAGGCAATGCGCAACGAAGTTGCGATGATGCGGAATCTGCAACCAGCCAAGCCGGTAGAGAATGAAGCAGAGGTCTCCGACGAACTCGATAGGCTACTGAATGGCAACCCAGACCTTCCCAAGGAAGTGAAGGATAAGATCGCCATGATGGAGGCTCGCCTGCACCAGCAGGAGGTCCACGCTGAGCGTGTTCGTCTTCGGCAAGAGGTCGCCGATGTCACTGACAAGTATGACAAGAGCCTCACTACAGACCTTCAGCAAGTTCTCTACAGTGCCGTACAGCGTGATCCGAATGTAGACTTAGGTAATGTGGCAGAGCAGTACACGACGTGGGTCGCTAAGCGCGAAGAAGAGGCGATTGCTCGGTATCTTGAGAAGAACCCCGGTGCATCTGTTGCAGAGGCCGAGACTCAGGCTACCGAGGCGTCGTCAGGTGTTCCTTCACGCCCAAAGCGTGCAGGAACGGGAGCGTCAAGTGTTGCTCGGACCGCTGACCGCAAGTCTTACGGGACGATCAAGGAGGGCACAGAAGCCCTCTTTAAAGCCATGGAACGTGGCGATATCAAACTCTTCGGTTAGGGAGAAATAGAAAATGGGCGCTACAATTGGAACGGCGGCAGATCCAGGGACCCTCGGTCCCATTCTTAAAGATTATTACATCGGTCCTCTACAGGAGCAATTAAACAACGAGGTCATGGTCCTTCAGATGTTCGAGAAGGCCAAGATTTCCTGGGCTGGTCGGCAGGGTATTGTCCCCGTGCATGTTGGCCGGAACACTGGCGTTGGCTTCCGTGGCGAAAACGCTGACTGGTCGACTGGCACCACCGCGCTTGCGGCTGGCTCACAGACCACCAAGCGCCTGAGCTTCGAGGCTGCGTACCTTTACGGTCGTTTCGAGGTGACTGGCCCCGCGATTGCTTCGGCAGCCAAGGGCGGCACCGCGAGCTTCATCGGAGCGCTTGAGCTTGAGATGGATAAGCTCAAAGAGGATATCCGCAATCAGGCTGATATCGCTGCGATTAGCGGTGGCCGCGTTGTTGGCTTCCTCAACGAGCACAAGTCTGGCGCTGCACCGGAGACCTGGGAGTTCCGTGGCAACTTTGCGAAGCTTGCCAAAGCCTGCGCAGATAAGGGTGGCAATGTTGACATCGCTGCTGTTGATTGCTCCAACAACACTCTTACTGGTGAGGCTGTTACCTACGAGCTGATCACTACCGTAGCGAGCGTTGATGCGACTGCAATCGACCCTGCTGCTGGCACTATTTCGCTCACAGGCACATTGAACACAACGGGCGTTTACCCTGGGTTTGGTGTTGCTTTGGTGATTAGTGATACGGACGCTAAGCTCAACTATCTCGACGAAGAGCCTGTTGGTATCTACGGAAACCTTGGCGGTGAGCTTTTGTTTGGGGTTGATCGTGGCTCTGTCGCTGGTGACGCAATGGAGCTTCAGTCGGTTATTCACACTGTGAGCACTGACGGTGATGGAGACGCTGAGGCCCTCAGCCTTTCCCGCATGCAGGAGACGATTGACGCTATTAATATTACTAGCGGCATGACCCCTGATGTCATCTTGATGAACCCCATTGATCGGGCTAAGTACATTGGCTTGCTTCAGAATAGCATCCAGATGAACCCGCAAGGTAGTGCTCAATCTGGAGATGCTGGCTTCTTGGGCCTCGCCTACGCTGGCATCCCGATTAAGGCGGCTCGTCACGTTGACCGTAGCCTCATGCTCTTCCTCAACACGAAGTGCTGGAAGCTCGCAGTCCTTGAGGATGGCAAGTTTGCCGACCTCGATGGCTCGGTGCTCTCCCGCGTAAGTGGTAAGGATAGCTTCGAGGGCTTCTACAAGTGGTACTACAACCACTACTGCTACCGACCTAATGCTCAGGGTGTCCTGACCGGCATCTCGTTCTAGGTGTAGCATGGCTGTTCTCCACGACATTCTACTTGTCCTCCTCCTTGCAGGTGGGGTGTTCGTGGAGGTACAGTTGGCTAGGTTTCTGGCCACGCTGAGGCGGGTGAAGGAAGTGGAATCTGACCACCTCCTGAACCCCGCTTCGGTTGACCCCACTCCTTCTGAGATATTTGAGGTGTTGTATGGCGGCGGGATTAGCAGCAGCGGCAGCAATGGCTGCACCTAAGCTTTTGGGTGGTTTGTTTTCCCTTTTTGCTCCAAAACCAAGGCAGCCCCTCCCTATGGCCCCCTCCCTGATGGGTGGTCAGCGATTTCAACCTGCTCAGGAGGAGCCCCGTCAGGGCCCCACCCCTGGTCAGTTAATCTTAGACGGCATCCTGTCTGGAGGCCTTGGTGCACTTGGCGCTTACGCACAGCAACCTACGGCTGATTCGGGCATGCTGTCCCCTCGGCAGTATGCGGCTCAGCAGTCGCTTGGCAATATAAGGCTTGCCTCGCCATTGCTCGAAAGCCCCCGGTCTGATTACACCTTCCAGTCAGGGATCGGTAGTCGCGGAGCCTTTTAATGCCTGAATATCCAGACAATATGGGGAGCCAGATTGAGGCTTCCCGCAGTGATAAGACCACCTACGGCCGAATGTGGGACCTATGCACCATGTTCCTCGAAGGACGTCAGTGGCTTAACTTTGATCGCGATAGGGCTGCGTACCTTATTAACCAGCGCGCTAGGCCTGACGGCAGTCAGAGGCAGACGGTTAACCTGCTGCTCAACATCTACCGAAACATCATGGCTCGGCTTACGCTGAGCTACCCCTCTATCGCGGTCATACCCGCATCGCCCTCTAATGACGACATTATTAAGGCGAAGAGTTCTGAGATTGCACTGCGCTATTATTGGACGCGCGAGGACGTCCAAGACAAGGTGCATACCGCATTGCAGTGGTTGTTGGTGACTGGGACCACTGCAATGCACACTTATTACGACGCTGATGATGACGTCATCCACAGTGAGCCCATCAGCCCATACGACCTTTTCTTTGAGGACAAGGTCACCAACCCTAGCGACTCGCAGTGGGTGGCTATACGTAGCTACCACATCAAGTCTGATGTTGAGGCAGCCTACCCTGACAAGTCGGAAGAGGTCGCGGCTGCCCAGACAGGCAGCCAGGATGACTCAGGGCTCGACTACGAGCTTCATACAGTTCCTGATGACCGCGTTGAGTTGATGGAGGTCTACTGGCGAGATGGCCGTCACGCCATTCTCGCAGGCGATGTATATCTCTACGAGGGCACGTGGAAGACCAAGACCTTCCCGGTGCAGGTTATCCGTTACACAGAGGTCCCTGGGCGACTCTGGGGCATCGGCTTAATGCAGCCTCTCTTGGACCTACAGCGCCTATACAACGAGCAGCGCACACAGGTTGTGCATAACGTCAAGCTCATGGGTAACCCTAAGTGGGCCATCCCGAAGACAGCAGGCGTCAACACTTCGTCTATGACCAACCGCCCAGGCGAGAAGATTTACTTCAACCCTGCCGGTGGGCCTCCTTCTCAGATTCAGCCAGTCCCTCTGCCTGGGTATGTTTTGGACAGTATTACCCGGACGCAGGCAGAGATGCATGACGTGGCGGGTATCCACTCGGTGAGCCTTGGTAAGCGCGCTGTTGGTGTTAGTTCTGGTAAGGCCATGCAGGTCTTGGCTGAACGGGATACGTCACAGCTTCAGGAGACTCAGACCAACGTGGAGCGCGCCATCCGAGAGATGGCTAAGGTTGTGCTTGAGTTGATGAAGGCTCACTACACTGAGGCCAAGATGGTTCGCATGCTCGACCAGACGGGCCGGGTGCTTTACCAAGCCATCAGCTCAGAGAACATCGTGGATAACCCAGAGGTGTTTATCGAGGCAGGCAGTGCCTTCCGCTTCGATGCTCGCGACCGTGATCAGCATGTGATGGAGTTGTTCCAGGCTGGGTTGATTGACCCAGACACAGCGATGCAGGAGCTTTCGTTCCGCACTGGCAACGCCTACATCACCGAGAAGGTTCAGGGTCTGTCTCACGCTAAGAAGTTGCTTGAGGCAACCAAGCAAGGCTTCGAGATTGAGATCTTCCAGTCCGATGACATCAAGTCGATGCTCAAAGTCTTCGCTGACTTCGTACATACTGACGATTTTTACGCCCTACCCGACGAGCGTCAGTTGTACATCAGAGACGTGGTGGTTGCCTTAAGCAACCCCATGGCGACTACTGAGGAGTTCATCAAGGCTGAGACGATGCAGAAGGTGTTCCCGCGCCAAGCACCGGCACCAGGGCAGGACCAAATGGTCCAGAGCATCCTGGCTGCTCAGTCGCCTGAGACCCAGGGGCAGATGGCCGAGGCTGCGGTTGGCATGGCGCAGCAGCAGGATACGATGGAGGCTGCACAGTCTAACACTGCGCGAGGCCAAGAGGCGCTTATTAGCCCGGTATTCGGGGGTATCGGATGACGGTAGCTGAGCTAGT